CTGTGCAGGGCCGCAAGGTGTACGGCATCAAGGTGTCCAAGCCCCAGACCCTGTACATTAAGCGCATCGAGGCGTAAGGCCATGCTCTACTGCACCTATGACCAGTACGCGGCGGCGGGCGGCACGGTGCCGGAAACGGCCTTCGGCGTGCTGTGCAGCCGGGCTTCCCGCATGATCGATGCCGCCACCTTTGGCCGGGCCGAGAGCCACGCTGCCGGGTGCGAGGCCTGCCGGGAAGCACTGGCAGACGCCTGCGGGCAGATCGTCGGCCTGCTGGCTGCTGCATCTGCGGCGGGCGCTGTGCCGGGTGCTGCCAGCGTCTCCAACGACGGCTACAGCGTTACCTTTGGCAGCAATGCCAGCGTGACCGCCGCCACCCGGCAGGAAGCGGCCCAGATCCTCCGCACCGCGCTGGGCAGTGACCCGCACGATCTGCTGTACAGGGGGATTTTGTGATGCAGACTGCCGTGACCGTGGTGAACCTCATCCGCGATGTGACCACCGAGACGGACAGGCCGGTGTGCTGGGTGTTACCCGGGTGCAGCTGGCGGGAACGCCGCTCCACCTCCGGCTCCGGCACCGCCAAGGACCCGGAGCGCACCACCCACATCCGCATCCCGGCCAGCGTGTGCACCATGGGCTATCTGCCCTACGCCCAGTGGGCGGCGCTGTCTGCGGCGGAAAAGGCCAAGCACTGGACCCTGAAACGCGGCTGGAAGCTCATTCAGGGCGCGGTGCCTGCCTTGACCGAAGCCGAGTACGCCAAACTCGAAAAAACGCACCTGTGCTGTACGGCGGCGGCTGTCTCGGATAACCGGGAGCCGCTGCTGCCCCACTGGCACGTGGAAGGGAGCTGAGACTGTGAGCAAGCCCATTTTTGACCAGCCCTATGGTCTGCGCTACAAGGTGGACGGCGTGCAGATGTCTCTGGACTGGCGTCCCGATTTCGGTGCAGAGAAAACCGCTGCTTTGCAGAAAGCACAGTTCGCCACCGCGCAGAAGGCCGCCGCTCTCATCGACCAGTACGTACCCTTCGATACCGGCATATTGAAAAACAGCGTGAATCAAGCCAGCAAGTTTGACGAAGGCTTGCTGGTCTATGACACGCCTTATGCACGCAAGCAGTTCTATCTTCACCCTGAAGGCGAATGCCTGCACGGTGAAAATGGCCTGCGCGGCTCATACTGGGGACAGCGTGCTCTGGCCGATTACGGTGAAGCCATTGCCTACATTGCCACACAGGCCGTCACCACATTCTGGGGAGGGATGGGTCACTTATGAGCGAGACTGTCAAGCCCACCATTGCCGCCCTGCGGGCATGGCTCAAGACCTGCCCGCTGATCGCCGAAGAGCAGGAAGCCACCGGTGCGGCCTTCCGCATTGCCGGACTGGAAGAAGAATCCACCGCATTTTCCATCGAGGACAGCCCCGGTGATCCCATCATCACCGAGTATTTCTCCGGCTGGGAAATGGCGAAGAATTACCTCTTCCTCAGCCGCCGGGAGTACAGCGAGGTGGACGCCGTCAGCATCCAGAACAGCGGCTTTTTTGAGCAGCTCACCGAGTGGGTCATGCGGCAGGACGCCCGGCACAACCTGCCCGACCTCTCGGCCTGCGGCGGGGGCAAGACCCCCACCGGCATTGCCGTGACGAACAGCGGCTACATCGTCACAAACAGCGCGGGCAGCTGTAAGATGCAGCTGCAGATGCGCCTGACCTACTACATGCCAAAATGAAAGGAGTTTTGATATGACCGTATCCGAAGCCATTACCAAGTCCGGCCTGACGCCCAGCGCCAGCTACACCGGCATTGAGACGGCGAACGATTTTGTGCTGGCGTTCCAGATCGAGAGCACCCAGACCAAGGAAAGCCAGTGGATCGTCTGCGCCGACCATGTGAAGGAGCATTCCGGCTCCCTGAACGCCACCACCGAGGATGCCCAGTACATCCGCACCGGCAACGTTACCGAAAAAACCGGCACCCAGCGCACCCTTGCCGTCAACGGCGACCGCTGCGTGGGCGATGCTTTTCAGGATTTTGTGCTGAGCCACAAGATCGTGTACGGTACCGGCAGCGATATCATTGTGCCGTACATCTATTTCAGCCTGCGCACCGGCAAGGGCGAGAAAGGCAGTGCTGCAATCATCGTCACCAGCGACGTGGGCGGTGCAGCCGGTTCCAAGGCCACCTTTGCCTGCGACGTGAAGGCCATCGGCACGCCGGACGAGTTCACGTTTGCGGAGTGAAACGACGCAATGAAAGCCCCAGTGGGGCTTTTAAGTGACAGAGCGGTCTCGCATAGCGAGATGGAGGGGTCTCACCCCGACAAGCTCGATTACAACCCCGCCACCCAGTCCGCTGCGCCTGCAAAGGCCGTCAAGGGCTGATTTTTTTCAAACACAGTCCCCGCTCCATACCCGGAACGGGGATTTTATATGCCGTGAACAAAGCTTATTCCTCCGGGGCAGAACCGGGGCACGGCCCAATGAAAGGAGCCAGAACATGGTTATTTGTGGACAGGAATTTGAATTTTCCCTGATGAACGCCAACGACCTTGACCGCTTTGAGGATGCCAACGAGCGGATGCAGCGCCGGAGCGCCAAGGAGTCGGAGCAGTTCCGGCGCGGCGGCGTCCGTCTGGGCGACCATGCACGTGCACAGGCACGCATTGCCATGGACTGCATCGACGAGATCCTCGGTGCAGGTGCATCCGCCCGTCTGGGTCTGGATGAAAACAACATGGCCCCCATCTATGACGTGATCGAGGAACTGGGCAATGCCTTTGCCGCCGAGAAGCAGCGCTATGCCGCAAAGCCTGCCCAGCCCATGAACCGCGAGCAGCGCCGCGCAGCGGCAAAGCAGCAGCGCAAGCAGAAACCCGTGTCCCGCAGCGAGGGTTTCCACCCGCAGGTGGCAAACCGCCAGCCTATCACCCAGACCAACACTTTCTGGCCGGACACGGAAGCCGGGACCCGCCGCAAGACCGACCAGCTGATCGATGCCCGGCAGGCTGTGAATGCCCTGCGGGACGACCCTGACGCCATGCAGCAGCTGGCAGAGTACGCTCTGCAGCTGGCATCCGAGCGCCATGTCTGACCTGCTGCTGGACGAGTTGCCCACCCGGTGGCACGGACACGAGATCATCCCGGATTTCCGGCCCATGGTCTGGCTGGTCAACACCTATGTGCGCGGCAAGACAGGAGATGATCCCATCGGTTTTGCGGTCAGCGCCCTCTGGCGTTTTTACAAAGACCCACACTGTTTTCTGAACGACCCTCAGAAGATCATCGACGCCTACGGGTACATGATCGAGTTTTATAAGGCGGGCGAAAAAGCAGGCGAAAGCGCCGCAGCTGAAAGCAGTACCGCGCCATCTTCCGGTCTTGCCTTCGACTACCAGTGTGATGCCGGTTACATCGTGGCGGCGTTCCAGCAGGCCTACGGCATCGACCTGACCCGGGAGCGGGTGCACTGGTTCCGCTTCCGGGCTCTGTTCGCGGCCCTGCCGGAGGATACCCTCATGGCAAAGATCATGAGCTGGCGCACCATGGACCTGTCCGAGTACGAGGGCAGTATGCGCGACCGCTACGCCGACCTTCAGGAGCGCTTTGCCCTGCCTGCTGAGCTGAGAGGGGGTGCCGCCCGTGTCGTTTCGGTCGAAGAGCACGATGCCGCGTTCCTCGCACGGTTCCGGCATTAGCCGCGCCCCGGTGCCCTGCCCCTACTGCGGCCGGGCGCTGCCGGTGTGGGCAGAGCCGCACGCCACAGCTGCCGGTGTGTGGGTCAAATGCAAAAATCCCGCCTGTAAGCGGGAGGTAGAGATCAAGTTATAACAGCCTGTGCCCTTGTGCCCGCGCTCCGAATGAGAGGTGGACACAGTGGCAGATTTCAGCATCACCGGCGAAGTAAGGCTGAACAGCGACCCGGCCGAAAAAAGCACCAGCAAGTGGACGGTAGCCGCCGGGCAGATGATCGCGGACTTTGCAAAACAGGCTTCGTCCAAACTGGCCGAGGTGGTCAAGAGCGGCGTGGACTACAACGCCACCATGGAAAGCTACCTGACCAACTTCAAGGTCATGCTGGGCAGCGAGGAGGCCGCCGCCACAAAGCTTTCCGAGATCCGCAAAATGGCGGCGTCCACGCCTTTCTCGCTGGACGACCTGACCAGCGGCACCCAGACCCTTTTGCAGTTCGGCATTGCGGCAGACGACACCACCGGCGTGCTGCAGCGGCTGGGCGATATCTCGCTGGGCAACGCCGAGAAGCTGCAGACCCTGACCCGCGCCTACGGCAAGATGTCCAGCGCCCAGAAGGTCACGCTGGAAAACGTCAACATGATGATCGACGCGGGCTTCAACCCGCTGAACCAGATCTGCGACGCCACCGGCGAGAGCATGTCCGA